GCTGAGGATAACCCAAGCTGCTTGGTGGCGGTTGCGCTTCTTAGCCATATCGTTGATGAGTACGCCAAAGAAAGTGTATACTGCAGTGTATACTGCGATGAGGGGGATGAGTTCCATTGTGGTCTCCTTTGAGGGGGTTTAAGATTTCTCTATTATAGATGCGAAGATTTTCTCAGTTTATTTGTAGGGTGTTTCGTTAGTATAAAACACATGTCCGCCAATTTGTCCGTCAAACTCGTAGTGGCTTGCCCAGAAAGGGTTAACTTCTACTGCGTGATAGTGTGTAGCAGTAATCCCCGGCAGAAGGCTTTTGTCGTTTATAACACTTTCCGCAAGCTTACGAACAGTGTGCCAAGCCTGGACGTCAAGGTAGTCCATACGCGTTGGGTCGTCGGGTTTGCCATCATGTGTCCAAGAGAACTGTTTGTCCTCCCAGACAACATCACAGACGGTATCAGGATAGCGGTCGTCTGTTACCCGGTTAAGGGTCACCTGGGCTACAGCCAGCTGCCCCGCAAGGGACTCCTGACGTGCTTCGAAGTAGACGTTAAGCGCTAGGCACATTGTTGCTGTCATAATCATTGTAGTATCTCCATTCCAGTGGTTTGGTATTCTCCATCTATGACGAAGAACGGGTTTACGTTAGTGAGCTCTTGGTGGTACTTTCCAGCACCGTACATCCAGAGTTCATAGAGGGCGAAGTCTTTTGGGTTATACATTTACAGTACTCCATATTTGTCGCGGAGGTAGAGGAGTGAGCTGTTCAGTTGAATCTCGTCACGATAGCCTGAGCAAGACCCATAGGCATCACTGTACTTGATTTTTTCTTCAAGCCCCTCGTTTCGGTCTTTTAGGTATTGTGTAGAGATTCCTTGGTTTAATCGTAGTAGTTCAAGCTCGTAGCGGGTTATACACATTTAGCAGCTCCATGTTTTTTCTCGATGTATTCAATGACTTTACGGACAGTTAGATTTCCCGTAGAGGGTTTAACTACTGCTTTTCCGTTTTCACCTTTTACACGAATTTCTTTGACGATAGCATCTTTTAAAATGATATCTCCGTCGTGGTCTTCCCAAGCAGTGATAGCGTAAACAGGCTTCTGGCACCACATTACAAGTCGGTCAAAGAGGATTCTTTGGCCAGTGGTGATTGGGCTACCCTTGCGCTTTACTTCAATAAGAACAAGAGCTTTTCCTTTTACATCGTAAACAGCATCAATGTCAGTGAAGCCTCCAACGGAGGAACAGCCTTCAAAGATGATAGCCCGGTTGAAGTACTCCCGATTACGGATTACTTGGTCGTCTGCACACTTTGTTACATAGGTCATTTTGTGGTCTCCTTTTGGGTTTCTTCCAGTATCTCTTTTAGAATACTGTTGAGTTGTTTTGTGTTACGGTCAGAAGTACAGTCCTCGAAGTCTTTAAACTTCCAGAGCCTTTCGTGTTTCATTAAGCTGATAACCTTATTAAGCATCTTTTTCTCCTGCTGAAAAGTCGCTAGAGTGGTCTAGTATATCGATAGTTAACGCCCCAATTATAAAGGCAATACCACCGAGGTGTCTCTCAAAGAGAGCCAACCCAATGGCAACCAGTATTGGCAAAAGGGGGATACGTTTAAATGGTACAGACTTGACACTGATTATCAAGAGCCGCAGGCCGAAGCCTATAAGTAGTGCAAGAAAGATAGACATTGTGGTCTCCTCCTGTGTTGGGTTACTTTATACTGAGTGGATTGTTGTCTCTTCAACGTAGCAGCTGAAGGTTCCGGTGAAGTAGGCAGTAGGAAGTTCCCACTGACGGATAGTAGTGGCGGCACTGTCACCAGCACCAACCGAGAAGTAGTTCTGGATACCACGAGGGTTCTCATCCATCTCCACTTCCACGACAGCACCCTGTGGGTGACGACGTGCATACATCTTGGCTTTCTCTTCCGAGTCAGTCCAGAATGTGGTTGAGCGACGAGCATTTAACTTGCCCTCGTCGATAGCAACTTTGAGGTCGATGGCTTCACTCATTGTGCAGCCTCTGAAGTACTTGATAGTCATGGTGGTCTCCTTTTCAGGTTAGGCTTTCTTGCTGGAAAGCATCAAAGCAGCGAAAACTGCAACATTAAACACGACACGGATTACAAACATTACGACCATGATGGTCAGGATAGTATTAAACATGGTAGTCTCCTTTTCAGGTTGGGTTATTTGAAGATGTGGTGGTCAAAGCAAGCGAGAGTTACGATGAGTCCGAAGCCGATGAGTAGCAGAAGTTCCATTATTTGCCTCCTTGTAAACGCCTTAGTTCAGCAGCATAAGCAGCATCATAAGCAGCAGCAGCCTCAGCAGCATAAGCATAAGCAGCATCACGAGCAGCAGCATAAGCAGCATAAGCAGCAGCCTCAGTAGCATCACAATTAGCCTCAGTAGCAGCATAAGCAGCAGCAGCATCATCATAAGCAGCATCACGAGCAGCAGCATAAGCAGCATCACGAGCAGCAGCATAAGCAGCATAAGCAGCAGCCTCAGTAGCATAAGCAGCAGCCTCAGCCGCTTTTAGTTCTTCGAGTTTACTTGTCATTATTTGTCTCCTTGTAAACGTTTCAGTTCAGCAGCATAAGCATCAGCATAAGCATCAGCAATCTTACGAGCAGCCACAGCATAAGCATCATAAGTAGCATAAGCAGCATAAGCACCAGCAGCCTCAGCAGCGTAAGCATAAGCAGCCTTACGAGCAGCAGCCTCAGCAACCTTTAGTTCTTCGAGTTTAGTCATTGTTCGTCTCCTTTAGGTTTTTAGATTTCTCTACTATAGATGCCTTGATTTTCTCACTTTTTTTAGTCCTATTTTTGATAAAAAAGGCCCACCCCCGAAGGGATGAGCCGAAGTTCATTTTTGTTTTTAAGGGTCTTAACGACCTCTGTAGTTTCGTTCTTTGTTGTTCATGTTGACGCCTTGCGTAATCTGCGGAAGCATCTTAACAATTTCAGAACGGGTTTGACGGGAGACATCCCCCTGTACGTTGATGTTGTACACTTGCTGTTGCTGACCGCCAGACATGTTTTTCATCATGTCAGCAGTCTTCTTGCTATTAACAACATACTCACCGGGAGTGAGCATTACAGGAACACTGTCTTTTCCGATTTGGGGGTTAACAAGACCACCAGAGTTCAGCATCTGGAAGCCAGAACCGCCGGGGACAACACCCCCAGAGTTCAAGGGTATGCTGCCGCCACCACCACCACCAAGGGCTTGGAGGAAGCCCATGACTCCCTCGAAGATGTCCTTGAAGAAACTTCCAAGGTTCTTAAATAGGCCTGCCAGAAAAGAGCCACCCTCTCCTTCGCCTGTTGCACCGGTTTCAATAGCTGCGGTTGCGCCTTCAGCTAGGGATTTCCCCCAGTCAGAAATACGTCCGAAGAGAGAGGTCAACAACCCATTTTCTCCGAAGATGCCGTCGGTTATGCCTTGAGAAAAAGACTCAATAACACTAGTAGTGAAGCTATCAAGAAGAAGCTCGCCGAAGGCTTTAAAGTCGCCTGTCTTGAGTGCTTCAGTTAGTCCAGACTGGAAGTCGTTCTTGAATCTTTCTGCGAAAGAGCCACCAGCGTCTTGGTCTCCAAGACCTTCCTTTATCTTCTCTACTTCCTCAAACAACTCCCGAGCTCGGTCAATCTGTTCAATAGTCAGACCAGCAATCTCTTCCTCGATTTCACGGAGCCGCAAAGTATCAGCAACAATCTGCTTTACATTATTGGCTGGGTTCTTGAGAATGTCTGTGATATCAATAGAAGCGCTTGAGCTATCTAGGAAGCTTCCCAGATTACCAAAAGTAGAGCCCGCTAGAGCTTCCCCTGTTTGGTCTCTTACATCGCGCATTCTATCAAGTAGACGTTCCCGAGTAGCGACATCTTCTACAGCAAGCTTATTCACCTGTTTCTGTAGTTCACGATACTCTTGAGTATACCCCACCAGCTCGCCCATTGACTTGGCCGACATCCCGAGGGTGTCATCAATATCAAAATCAAAGCCAATATCGCCGAGGGTACCTGTAAACTTCTCGAAAGCAGTTTGTGTAGTACCGCCGCCTCTGGTGCTTGGTTTTGTCCCAATACGACCCTTGCCGAGCTTATCGAAGATAGCCGCCAGGGTAGCCTCAATGTCCGCTATCTCAGCGGTGATACCCGAACGGGCTTGCCCGCCAAGAATAGCAGTTGCAGCAAGTTCATTATTAAGCCCAATAAGGTTTGCTTGTGCTGCAATAATGGTATCAAGGGTTGCAGAATCAACTGCAAGAAGTTTGTTAACATCGATATCAAACTTTTCAAACCCAGAAGCAGCGTCAGAGATTAGGCCAACCCGCTCACTCATCATGATGTTTCCATCATTGACAGACTGAACTTGTTGCTCTAGCGTAGTAGTAGATGTCTGAATCAAGTCATTGAGTTCATTAATCTTGCTTGTACGCTCAACCAGAGGGATATTTGTGTCTTTACTAAGACGAGCAATCTCCCGCTCTTTCTCTTGGATGCCAGTCAAGAGCCTATCAATTTCGAGAAGCTCCCCATAACGACCTGCACCAGCTTCAATTCCGCTAATACCTTGGTCGCCCAAACGACCGCTCAGGGAAGCAGTATCCAGCGAACGAAAATCAGCCCCCGCTGCCTCGCCACCCTTAGCAATTGCTTGGGCTGCGCTTACAATGACACTTTCGAGGTCTGTAAGTGCCGTTGCATAGGCGGCTTGGTCAGCCTCACTAGCGCCGCTCTTTAGACGGATGTTATACTCTTCGGCACTCTCACCAGTACGCTGGGTAGCATCAAAAGCACCTCCAGCGAGGTCTGTCTGCCTAATACCAGCAGCAATCTCCCGAAGAATATCCAGAGGCAGTCTTTCTATACCCTCAATACTGTCAAGTTCTAGACCTTCGAGGCCTTCCTTGATAGTGTCAAGTAGGGCTGTGCGCTGTGAGCTTAGATTTTCATTATTAACAGCTAGCACAGAGCGAATAGCTTCCCCCACTATCTCAGGGCTTCCTTCGGGGTCTAGGCCACCAAAATATCCCCGAGTATCATCTAGCGCGTCAAGTAACGATACACTTAGTGAGTAGTTACCTTTTGTAAAGGCCTCTAGAACGGCAAAGAGTGCTGCGTACTCTGGTTGCTCACTTACATCTACACCCCCTGATTCCAGCGCACCGGTGGCACCAAGGATAGTCCCCAAAATGGTTTCTATCAGTCGTAGCTGTTCATCGCTTCCAGTATCCGCAGCTCTCGCTCGTTCAATGACGTCAGTAATACTGCCTGCATCAACGGAATCAAGAAGCTCTTTTTGAGCTTTAAAGAATTCCGAAAAGCCTGCACCTGCCCCTGCCCTGAAGGTGTCAGCCGCCGCCCCTGGGTTCCTCGACTCTCCACGGGCTGCTTGTGCGTTCATCTCTGCATTAATACCGACGGCCATCGCCTTAGTAATAGGGCTTGTGCTGGCGTTTGTAAAGATTTCAGCGATATCAAAGAAAGCTCCAAAGGAACGCTCTTCTTGTGTTCGCCCTTCCGCCCCTGCTTCGAGAGTTTTCTTGTCGATGCTCTCAACAGCATTCTTAATTAGCTTACGAGTTTCTTCTGAAGCCGTACCAAAGACCGCAGCTTCACGGGCTGCACGAACAGTTAGCTTCTCCAGGTTACGAGAAGAGGCGAGAATCTCGTCCCGCTCCCGACCACCAAGAGACGATAAATCAACGTCTTTTAGTTTGGATACAAGATTAACATCAATGTCAATAGCACCCAGATTCTGCTCAACAGAAGACAAGACAGCTTGGAGTTCCTTGCGAAGGCCATAAGTCCCACGCTTGAAGAAACCAAAGAATTGTCCTGTTCTCTTTACAAGAGCATCAAAGTTGTTCTTAATACGTTCGCCCCAAGTATCACCTTTACCAAAGAAGATACTATAAATCAAACCAGTCCCAATAGCGGCAAGAGTCGCAACAGTCGCAACTACAACACCGGGAATGGCAAGGATGCCCGCCCCGATTGCGCCTAAGGTACCTACAATAGCACCGCCAAAGGCAGCAATGGAAGTTCCGACACTAGCAAACAAAGTACCGATTACAGTAATCTTGCTTAGTAGCTTGAAAAGGTCAAGGATAAGTGGGGTAACAAGTACAGCAACAAACCCAAGATTCATTAAGCTAGAAGACGCCTCCTCCGCTCCTTCTGTTGTTCCTGCAAAAGCAGCAGACCCAACCAACAAAGCAGCAAGGAAAGTACCAACTTTAAGAGCACCGCTTAAGGCTGCAAATCGAGCAATAAGCGCAGAGGCAACTTGAGTACCTTTTGCAAGGACAGCAGCGAAGGCTACACGCCAGCTAGTTCCGAATTGTAGGGCAGAAAGACTTCCCGCCAAACCAATAGTACGGATTTGCATAACTAGCGTTGATATCCAGCCTGTAGTACTGGAGGCTACAATATAAGCCCACATCCCCGAAACACGGGAAGCAATCGCTGTAGTTAAGGCTGTTATCTGTGCGATTATCTGAGATGGGGTAGACCCTGCCAAAAGCATGTTCAGGATTATCCCGCCACCGAGACCTAGCGCAGTAGCTGCCCCGGACCCAATGATATCCCCAACCAGAGCGTTAGCTGCAAATACAGTCCCACCGACAATCCCCAGCATCTTGGCTCGGTCCCCGGGGGTTCCCACTAGCAGTCTGCTTATGAGAGGCCCGCCAGCCCCAACGCTTAGCGCAGGGTTTGTCAGAACACCAATAATAGCATTCAGCATAAACCCACGCACACCCTTGAAGAAGAAAGCTGCGGTAAGCCCACCAAACAGAATTGTATTCATCAAGCCACCGGCAACAGGAATGCTGCCAATGAGTTTAGGAATTGCTGTAAAAATGTTGAGCCCGAGCTCGTCTGCAAGTGCAGTACCGAAGCCCTTGGCAAGCTGAATCAGCGCCCTAGTTATTTCAGGAAGCGCCTGAAAGACTTGGTTAAAAGCGTTTGCAACAGCAACACCAAGCCCAGTACCGATAAGAGTACCAATGTTGGCCTTGTTAAATACAGTACCAAGCGAGTTAAGGACGGCCCCCGCTATGGTTAAAGCAAGAACTGGCCCTACAAACTTACCTACCTTTTTGAAAAGTTCGGGGCTGACGGCGCTGAGAAGGGCACCGCTGGTGGCAATAGTTAGCCAGCTTAAAGCCGTTGGGCTAATGCGTTGCACAGTCGTCAAACCGTCTCTTACAAGCTCCGCAACAGCTGTGCCGTAGTTCTTTAGAGTTTCTTTAGCATTTTCTTTTGTAATTTCAATCTTTAGCTTTATCGCACCGCTTTTAGACTTCTTAGGCAGAGCCATTAGCTTCAAGAACTCTTTGTTTAGGCTTCTAAACTTCTGTTCAGTACGAGACAAGAACCCTGTAATATAATCAGAAGTAGCACCAAGCCATGTACGGGCTTTGTAGTATACCCCCTCCATGGTGTCAGTCCACCAAGAGTTTGCAATTACTTCGTCGTAAAGCCAGAAGAACTTTCGTTCAATCTTGCTAAGGTACTTGTTAACCAAGTCCCAGGTACCAGACAAGGAGCTTTTTGCTGAAGAGGTTAACCCACCAAACAAACGTGTTATGCTAGAAACCGCCCTAGTTACAGGCGCCCCGAAAGCGTTGTCAATAGCGGAACCCACATTAACTAACAACTGAACTATTTGAAACAGCGCAAGTTGAAGATTAATAAAGGCCTGCGAGCTTTTCACTGATTGTAGAATTTGATTAAAGCCGTTTGCAATCGCAGGAATTACTTTGCTAAACCTTTCAAAAGAGGTGTAGCGGAAGCTCAGAAGTCGCTGCTCCAGTATTCCAACATAAATGCCGGTCTTAAGAAGCCAAACTTGTGAGCTGCGGAATAATGCCTCGAGGTTGTTTCCCAAGTTATACCAGCGACGCCCGTAGGTATCAATGGCCTTAGCAAGGCCCTGCAAGTTCATAGCGAGCTCGTCTAGGCTACCAGATGTAAAAATCCTACGGAAGGCGCCCTGGAAACCTGTACCAGTGAAGTTGGCTACGAGGGCACTAAAGTCCAAGTTAGCCCGAGTAATCCAACGGCTTAGGTTTAGAAATGCGCCTACACCTACTACCGAAACAGTATTGATAAGGTCACGCATGGGTACAATGGCCCGTGGAAGGGCATCTAAAGCTCGACCCCCAATAGCTGTCAGTACGTCAAGTACTGCGCTCATTACGGCCAGTGTGCCGGAGAATGTCTGCGACATGTTTCTAGCAGTATCTACAATACCGGCAGCGATGGCTACTCTGTTTGCTTCAATAAGGTCAGATAGCTCATTTACCCGACGGGTAAAGCCTGTGGTGATATTTAGTTGCTTTGAGACATCCGCTGTCAAACGTCCGACTTGGTCTCGTAGGACGGACATTGCTTGTCCTGCAGTACCTTCCATGAGTTCGAACTCTTTGGTGAGTTTTTCCCCTTGGTTGATAAGCGCAGAGAATACAACATCAGAAGTAATCCGGCCTTGTTCAGCTAGTTTTCGCAGGCTACCATAGGGGACTTCCATCTCATCGGCAATCGCCTGAGCAAGACGTGGGGCTTGTTCTAGAACAGAGTTAAGTTCTTGACCCCGAAGCTGGCCTGAAGCTAGACCCTGACCCAGCTGGATAAGAGCTGCCTTAGCAGACTCTGCACCAGTGCCAGAAATAGCTACTGCTTTGTTTACGTTCTCAACCGCCATGATTAGCTTGTCGCTTGAAACGGTTGTTTGCTTAATGGTCTCACGACCCCAGCGATTTACAGATTTCTCTGACTTGTTAAGAGCCAAACCAAAACGGTTGAATACCTCTACTGAGCCTTCAATGGAACCACGGGTTCTCTTAGAAACTTCGAAGATAGAGTTCAATGTTTTGTTTAGTTCAGCACCACGACCAGTGACAAGGGCTAGCCTGTTCTGGAAGTTAGTCATCGCATCTGTAGCGTTATTAATACTCTTTGTTAGAGCCCCACTCGCAAGTGTGGCACCAATACCAACAAGCATCCGAGAGAATGCTTTGGTTGTTTTCTGTACAGAACTTTCGATATTGCCTACCGAACGTTCTAGCCGGGATAAGTCCCGACGGGCGTCTGCTGTATTAGCGCGTACCCTGATTTCTACACCGCTCATGTGTCCTCCGTTAAATAAAAAAGCCCCCTAACAGAATCCCGTATATCGGAATGCCATCAGAGGGCTAAATGTATTATGGGGTGATTAGACCTATAGTTGTGAGCACTTGCTCAATAAAGTATTTGGGGGCTTGTTGGCTATGCCCTCTGTTTAGGTAAACAACATGTTCTACCTCGTTAAGGATTACGGTATCTCGATACCCATCTAACCCAACAGAGTTCTTGTAAGTCCAGCCAGAACGAGCTTCCCCGGTATCAACCGGAGTTACTAGTCCGAGAGTCTTTACTGCGTAATCAACACGCTTATCGATATCACTGTTAGCAATATCTCGGACTTCCCGTTTAACACGTTCCATCTCTTTTTTGAAGTTAACAACTTCTAGACTTACTTTGCTTGCCAATTCAACCTCCTATTTTTGGTTCCCACCCTGAGTTGTCTCCGCCTTTCGCCTTAACCATTAGGCTTAAGAACATGCCCTTTGGTAGGGCTGTGTCGGATTCCGCACGGTGCATGTCTTCTTCTTGCTTAATCTTGATAGCACGAAGAGATTGGAATAAATCTTCTGGTTTTCCCTTATAGCCTTGGGCCTTAAGGAGAAGATAGGTCCTATGGTCTTCTCTCCACCCAACGGGGCGGTGTTTGAAGAAAGAAACCCACTTAAGTAGCTCAGTATAGGGCATCTCTTTTTCTAGTTGATACATAGGGATTCCAAGGTTATACGCTACTTCAAAGAAGGTTTCCTCTTCTTGAGTTAGTTTCCCAATTTATTACCAGCTGTCCCCAGACCAGAATAGTTTAGAATTTCTTCTGACAGGTTAGCGAGTTCACCAAGAGGGAAGGTGTCGAAGTCAGCATCGCTCATCTCCTCGGCGTCAATGACAGCCAGACGGAGAACATCGCGAATGATAGAAAGCTCTGAATTGTCTTTCTTAGACTTCTGTGCAATTTTTACAATCTCTTGTACTTTGAGTACTTCCGAGACGGACAGTTTGCGGATTTCTACTTCATCACCGCAGAATGGTACTTTTTTAGTTACGACTTTACCTACTAGATTTTTCATAATACTTTATTCCTTAAATTAATTAATACGTTCTTTGTCTGTGAATAGTTCGTTGTTATGCTTCTGAAAGTCATCAAGCATCTTACGGATTGTATGAAGATTTGAAAGGGTTTCCATAATCTCACGACCGGCATCTGAATCCTGGTCAAAATCCTTAAAGCGCTCAAACGACTTGCGAATACTAATGTCTACACTGCGGCGCATATGACGAAATGTCGTACGCATCACAAAGCTTTTACTAAATTGATTATTCATACTTTTCTCCAACTGGCAGGAGACCCCCGCTAGGGGAGCCTCCAAGATTGTAAACAACTTAGTTGGTTTGTGGGCCAAGGAAGTCGGACTGTGCGGACAGTGTAACAGTCGCAGTAGTCGCATCGGTCAAGGAAGGATTCACGAGAATCGCTTCGATTTTACCAACGAAGTAGAAGCAAGTGTTCTCGCCACCGCCACTGGCCCAAGAAGTCCAACCAGCAGAGTCTTCAGCAGCTTCGTCAGCAGTGATAGCTTTGTTAACCATCATGAAGCGGAAGAGTGCTGGCTGACCAATCAGCGGGTGAATTGCAGTTGCCATGTCGTCTGCAACGTAGTTAACTGTAACTTCCAAGGAAGGCGCATCGGCCTGACCCTGAACCTGCGAGGAGGTCGCTTGACCAAACACAGGGACGTTAACGATGTTAGCAGGAGTACCTACGGAAGGGAATTCACGAACAGAAGGCATACGAACGTGGTCTGCCTCAGCAGTGCCGGGTACAGTACCAACGAATTCTGCAGCCGCATCACCCGCAGTAGCATAGGTTCCAAGAGTGCCCTTGAAAAGGTCAAGGTAAGTATAGACGCCAGCGCCTAAAGATGAAATGTGAGCCATTTTTATTCTCCAAATTTTGTAAATGGTATTAAGTATGATGCGCTATAAAGCGACTTGTTTGCGGGGTCTAACCCTTCAATTTGAAGGAAAGACGTCCCAAGCTTTGTACCATTGGTCAGTGTAGTATTCTCAAACAAGGTATTAAGTACGTCGGCTATTTCCATAGTGCGACCTTGACCGTTACCCGCCTTAACAAAGATTTTAACAGCCAAAAGGCCATCAAGTTGTTTCCTTGCATCATAAGCATAATTCTTGCTTGAACTTGGTAGTACATTCATACGAACATACTCGCTTAGGTTGTTCCCCAGATTACCCTGATAGTTCTCTGGGAAAGTTGGGATAGAGTTTGACTGCCATGTGGCAGAAGCAAATACAGCTTCTATATCTTCTAACACCAAATCGAACATGTTACTTCTCCCTTACAATTATAGCTGTAATGACGAAGTTGTCATCGGTGTAGTCTACTATGTTATACACAACAGAACCTACAGTAAGAGTATCATAGACGCTAAGGTCAATACCGCTCTTTATAAGAGCAGTCGTGGTGAACCCCTCTCCGCTGGGTTTTTGTGTATTTGTGATAATCACATCTACAACCTGCCGGGAGTTTGAGGCAACAACACCACGTTGACTAAAGTCGTATTCAGATACCTTCTTAGAAGATAGAGAGGCTGAGACCTTGAGGTCATCAACAGCAGCAAAAGCCTTGTTGACAGCCGCCTTAATCTTAGCCTTTAAGGACATTAGTTAGACCTCCACCAAGCAGACCCCATTCCACCTGCGGACCCCCTACGAATAAGCGGTCGGATAGGCTTCATGGCGACTGAAGGTTTAATGGAAGTTCTTGTTACGTCGCTATTGGAATCAGACAAGCTGATAGACCCAACAGAGATGCTTTCGAATGTCTGAGTTGTACCTGCTAACAAATCTTCGTTGTTAACCAAGTGGAGTGACTGTTCGTAAACAGCCACCTTAACCAAGTTTGGTACAGCGTCTTCCTCAACGGAAACCTGCATACCAAGACGTGAGTCCCAGTATACAGCGTTCTTACGAGGCCACGCTAAAGCTTGGGAGGAACTAACAGCAGCGCCAATCCAAGCATGGTTATCAATCAGCTGTGTAGCTGTAACCAAGGCCTGCTCTTTGACTTCGTCTGATGCGTCGAACCAAGCGGCACTATCAATGCGAGTGTCAAAGTACTCATCAGCGTCTGCTAATTCCACATAGCTGTTTGTATTGAGTACAAGTGCCATTAGTTCCTCCTTTCAAAAAATTAAGCGTGGAAGATTGGGAGAACGCCCAAGTTCAAGCTGTCCATCTTACGAACCCAAGAAGCGCCCGAGATGAAGTTAGCGTTAGTTGCGAAGGCTGTAGTAGCGCCAGCCCAGTCATAACCCATTGGGTGCATGACGTAGCCCCAGCGGTACCATACGTTTGTGGAACCACCACCTGTGTAGGAAGCCGCAGAACGGTCTACTTCAACAGGAGTTGGGAGGCCCAGGGATTGAGCTGCAACCGAGCCTGGCTTGATGACGAAAGTCGCTTTTGTGGACTGAGTATTCAAGTCGCCAGCAGCTGCACCAGCAATCATCTGGTTAGCACGGGTCATTACGAGACGGAACTTACCACCGAAGATTGTGGAGAACTCAAGGTTGCCATCGGTAACCATTGTGTCGTCTACCAAGTTAGCAGCACGCATTTCTGCCATTACTTCTGGTGAAGTTACGAGGTACATGAAGTCTGGCTCATAGTCTTTGAACGCAGCACCGATAGAACGGAACAGACGCTCACCACGAGCAGCACCGATAGCGGTGGAGTCGAACAGTTTACGAGCGTCGCCAGCACCAGTAGCAGCAGCGCCGTGGAGACCCAGAGCGTTAACGTCTACGAAGAAACCAGTTGCAGCAGCATCTGTGTCTGTGTCGAAGTCGATGAGACCACCGTTGCCTGTGCCGCCAAGGTCGCCCAAAGCAACTTCAGAGTGAGCTACACCCTTAAGAACGGAGAGGAGAGCGTCGTGCTCGTCCTGTGCACGGACTTCAGCGAAGTCACGAGCAATCTTAGCAAGACCATCCTGACGGGATACGACTTCCTGCATGTTGACCTGCTCGGCACCGAATGTGCGGAGAGTCTTAATGAAGTTAGCGTAGTCAGTTGCGATAGCTGTGTAAGTACCGTTAGCAGCGTTGGAGAGCGAAGCAACGTTTACTGTTGCGCTCAGTGGCTTGTACCAACGGAACTGGCCGTAAAAGTTTTCGCCAGAAGCATCGATTTTCTGGTCGGAAGCAACGATACCTGTGCCGTTCAGCTTCTTTGCAGTTGTGTAAGCTTCGTCGGAGTAAGCGGAGATTGCCAGAGCAATGTTCTGGAAGTCAGTGTTTGTAATAGCCATTTTGTATTTCCTTTATGGATATGTTGGGTTTAGTAACCAAAATTACCTAGCTTCCCTTTCGAGGCAAGTGCTAGAATTTCCTGAGTTGACATTTCACCGATAGATTTAGTCTTATCGGTATTAGGAGCACCTGCAGGGGCGCCAGTACCTGAGCCCGAGTTAGATTTAACACGGAACAGGAATGAGTTGTCTTCGGACTTAGAGTAAGCCTCAATAAAATCTTTAATTAGAGTACCAGACTTATGGACCCAAGAACCGTCTTCCCCCTGAACAAGGTCATCGGTGATTTCTCGGCGGGCCATTTCTCGTGATTTATCGTTACGGAATTCCAAACCAGCAAGAGCATCATTTACAACACCATCTCGACGAAGCGAGGTAATGTCTTTCTGATACAAGTCTAGTTTAGCCTTGGCTTCCGCCAGTTCCATTTCGAGAGCTTCTTGAAGCTTGCCCTCTTCTTTCAAGCGAGCGAGGTCGGAGTCTTTCTTAGACTTCTCCATCTCTGCTTTCATTTTGAGAGCTTCATCACGCTCCTTAGCCATGCGGTCCATGTTGGCTTTCATCTTGGCGAGACGCTCTTCGATAATAGCTTCCATGTCATTAGCAGGGGCCTCTGTAGCATCTTCTTGTGTTGCTACCTCTGGCGCCTCTGTTTCAGTGGCTTCGGTGGTTTCTTCTACTTGGGTTTCTAGAGTTTCACTCATGATTTGTCCTTCTCAGTCACAGACTGAAGTTATGATAATAATATATATTTTGAGTCACAGACTCGGTTAAGTTTTTATGTTGTAAACGCTATTACAATAAGGCAGTTTCAACAAAACCCGAAGGTTATTATGTGCGACACCAATCTCTGAAGCACAGCTTCTGAGAGACTTACCGTTGCTCATTTTTTCTTTAGCATAGTTAAGGTCTTCAAATGTCACCTTATTCAAACTTTTGTTAAATCTTGTAGAGTGTTCAGCTATCAGCCGACCTTCTACAAATCTCGCTTCTTCGTAGTCATCTGTTACAAACAGAAGTCTTATAAAGTTCGCTGTAAGATTTTTTAATGACTTTTCAACCATCCAATCGTAATGTTTTTTATCACGCTTAATGAATTGAAAAGCTCTATGAACTTGACCGCTACCTAAGTATACCATTTCTTCATGGTCATAGTGGGCATAAACTACCCATTTTTGGTCTGTGTTCTTAACTCTTTTGCTCATCTATTTTCCTTTATGGACCTATCATATGTTCAATGAGAGTCGTTAATTCTCACCCGCTTTCGCTGCTACATGTCGCCATGCAGTTCGGACTATATCTTTGGCTTTCACCACCCTGCGCTTCCACTCACTTGAGTGTACTCCATTTCTGGATAGTCTCTACACGTTCCTCTTACGAGGCTTCGCTCGGTATTGTCTCAGAGAGAGTTCCACCGAATTCACAGGATTTTCATACGGCAAAGTCTACCGTACCAGTCATACCCGTCCCTAATAGGTTCAAGTATGTCTTTGCGAGTTAGTTTGTTTGGCGGGTCAATAAGACCACGTCGTTTAGCTTCAGCGATGAGCTTGTCATACGCTGTCTTTGAAAGACCTTCTTTGCGCCAGGCATTGAGAGTCTTCCGAATAGTGTCACCTTCAAGAGCATCTGCATAGATGGTTCTCAAGGCATCTTTAGCTTTCTGTGCGTCAGCTAGGTTTGTGAAAAAAGCGTCATGGATGGTTCCAGTATCCACACCGTTCTTCCGTCCCCAAAGATGGAACCTGCGCACAATCACAGCATCGTTACTGTGGTTTCCGTTAACACCTAGCCCGATAGAGGCGTCGGCAAAGGCATGTTTACCACGGAGTTTACCGTCGTCAATAGTGCCCTCGTAGATGTTTGCAATTTTACGCCCAGTAACTGGGTCAGTAAAGTCAATGCGAGTTTGATTTTTGCCACGATACCTTTGCATCATAACCTTACCATCAAACGTCACCCAAGGAATATCTACTTTCTCTGTCTCCTTGACGTAAGTCTTGGCTGCTGCTTTCCAGAAGTTAATAAACTCATCTGTAACAGGAGCACGAGCAGAAAGATGTTTAGACATAATCCTTGATATCTCTTCGAAGTCCTTTGGCCCCACTAGCCCAACACGAGCGTTGGATAGCTTAATGACAAAGTCTTCAACATCCGGGTGGAGTTCTCTAGCCGCAAGTAGCAACTGTCGTCCAACCGGCGTATTACCATTAACCATTTCAATTAACTCAGACCGGAAGCCTTTTAGTGAGCCAACTGTCACAGAGGCGCCGAGCTTGTCGGCAACCTTTATCTTACCATCAACAACACGAAGAATGTCGTTAAGGTTATCTTTTGTTATAGCGTTGTAACCCTTTTTATTAAGGATTCCTGAAAGTTTGTTAGCAATGTTAGCTGTCTTTGTAGCATCACCAGCACCATAGAATGTTACCCAGAATTTTCAGTAAGGTAGTCACCCCTTACCCGTCAATATAGTAGAATTCAGAATGTTTGTTAGATTTACAGTATCGAGATATGATATTGTGTGCAATACCGTGCGCTCTCCCTGCCTCTCTAACAGACCCGAATTCTCCAAGAGGTGTTTTTACGGGTTTACCTCTTGGGTGGTCAAAGCCAGTCTTCCCTTTCATATACATAGGGTGGCTTTCATCATTGAACATGAACATTACACTATCTCTCATCTTATCATAATCGGTAGCCCATTGGCTCTTAGCAAATTCAGAAGCATGTTCTGAGTAAGCCAATCTAGCTTTTTCAAATTGGGCGCTTGTTACCCTAAGAGACCTGTCATAAGACTCTCCGGTACACGCCATCATGAAATAAGCCCTTGCCGTAGCAGGACACCTGTGTATCTTCCATAGCAGAAGATGTGAAACAAAATGAGCTTTTGGTGATAGATAAGTTAGATTACTACTTTCATCACTACCCCCAAGTGACCTTGGAATTATATGATGTCTTTCAGCGTAGTATTCTGGTTTAACTTCAGAGCCATGTTTTTTCAACAAGTTTTCATAAAGTTTTTTATAGTTCATGTTTTCTTCCTATATTAACTGCTACATATTTCTATGCAGATAAGACTATATCATAACCTGCTTTAACTTACCAATAACTACAGCCCATTCAGGGTTGCTGTAGCCCAACCTTTTCCATTGTTTAAGTGTTTTAACAACAGAAGGGTTTTTGGCTTCGTAATATAACGGCAGGTTCCCCGCGCTTCCATCTGACATTTAGATGTACTCCTTTCGGATAGTCGTTGAACGTTCAAAGATATTTACATATCTAAGCTTCGCTGCTGATTGTCTTCGCCATTACGCGGTAAGAGTTTCCAGCAATTCACGGGGTTTAAAGAACACAATAACATTTATGTTCTGAGCTTTAGCGCCCTTGGCCAAATCTTCCCAAGTCAAACCGGCGTTACGTAGCGCTGGAATCTTCAGGAACTCAGGGTCATTAACTGTATCCTGAGCGACAAGGTCATAGAGGCGGTTCTTCTTTGTTGTAGCAACAACGTTAGAAGCCTCAGCAATCGGGCGGTCACCTGTTGACAAACTAATAATCTGAGCACCACTAGAAGAGGCGTCATTTTCAATCATTAGCTTAGTCTTGTAAGTGCCTAGCAGTCTAGTATTACTGAAGTCACCACCAACGTGGTCATGGATGCGCTTATATTCAAGAACAAAGCGAGCCATCTTGGGAACTTCAGAACCTTCGAGACCCTTGATAAGGGGATGTTCTAAGAACTCCCGAATACGCCGGTCACGTTGTGTTTTAGACTGTAGCAAAGATGCTAACTCAAGAATCCGAGACTCGTTCCTTTTAAGGATTTCCAGACGACCCGCCTGAGTTAGAGCCTCGGTACCGGGACCAATCATGGCGCCAATCTGAATACGGAGTTCTCTTACTGCGCCTGCATTCACGGCACTAGCTTTACTAGAGTTCAGGAAGGGCCGAACCATCTCACCACCTGTCGGGGTTAAGTAACCACGATGGTAAACACGACCACGGGAGTCAATGTAAACGTGGGTAGTGAAGGGTTTACCTCGTTGTCTGTGATACTTCGCAGTGGACATTAGGCCATAGCCTTGTTCACCCCGATTAATGATATCATGACGGAACTCGTTGAGCTCATCGTAGTACTTAGTGTTACCACGAGGGTCTCTAAAGCGTACAACGTCGTCCATAAAGTCAAAGAACTCGTTATCTACTTCATACTTAACAGAAGTAACGTGGTTCATCATCTGAGCCATCTCTGTGTCAATCTGTTTAGGGTCATAGTCAGGGTACTTATCCGCAGAGATAATTGGGATACCTGTTTTGTTCCCACGGGCATCAAAGAACTCTTTGTTACCGGCTTTTACATACAGCCTATCACGGCCATTAACTACACCAAAGCGTCTTGCATAAATAGACTTAAGTTCTGCTTCTTGAAGCTTCAAAAGAGTCTTATCAATTACTTTAACTTCACGAGTAATAGTATCAGCCCAACCCCCAGAGGAGCGACCTGTATCCACATCCCAGACACCTCGGCGAGTCTTCCCACGGAAGCTAACCTGAATGAGGTTCTGTTCTTTCATGAACTCAAGAATCTTTGCACCTTCTTTATGGTAGTCTTGTAGTGTGTAAGTTGCTAAAGGGTTTAAGTCGCCCAAGTCTTTATGATACATCTTACCAATGTTAATGGAAAGTGCATCGTAGTCTGTTGCACGACCTGAAGCTACTAGCTTAAGAGCCTTAGTTGTGGTATGGAGTACTTTATCATCCATGGCCTTTGAAGTTGGTTTTTGCTTTACAAAGAGCCATTCAAGGTCATAAACCTGCCGTACGCCTTCCCGCATCTTAGAAATTTGTTTTGTAATCCAAGCATCACTTGGCGGTTTGTTCTTCCACTTAACATAAGCTTTATACTGCTTACGGAAGGGGACAACATTGTTAAGCATCTCATCAATAAGCTTAGCCTTGTCAGGGTATTTCCTGATAATGGCTTGTGTGTAAGCGTTCATTGGAGCTCGACCAGAGTAGTAAACCTTCTTAGCTAGCTGGGTACCCTCGTTAGCCCGCCAGTTATCAATAAACCGCTGTGTAGCTAGCTGGTCATCAACCAATTCTGAAACCTTGTAGTACTTCCCCATGATTTGCATTTTAGGGGAATCCCCTGTGCTTACAAACCCACCGAAGAGTTCAGCCCGCTTACGAGAGCGGACATCAAGGAGTCGGGATACGTTCTGAACAGCAAAGCGGTTCTCTGAACGAACAACTGAAGTGAAGTCACCCCAAGGTTCTTTTGTTGTATTAAATCGTTGGAAGTTTACCCGTAGGTTTTCTACAGTAACAATTTGCTGGTTTACAGAGACTTTGTCGGTGAGCTTAATAGCTAGCCCTTCAATAAAGTCTTTTTGTTCTCTTGTTAGGTCTTTAGCACCCTTCATAAAGTCTAGACGTTCCTGAAAGAGGTTATAGTCTGCTTCATAGAGGAGGGTATTCCGAACCTCGCCTGTTACACGGTCAGTTACAAAGTTACGCTCATCAAACTCATTACCAATACGCCTACGGGAGGCTTGTTTACCGACCAGGCTAGTGCCTTTAAAGTCTGTGAGAGCAAAGGAAGAGTTCCAGTCATCTGCATCAGAAATAAAGAGCCTTTCAAGGTCAGCTTGGTGTTTTGGATTGTTAAGCAAACTATTTGGGTTCTTTACGTTAACTTGAAGGTTAGTATCTTTTACTACCTGACGAGGACGATACACTGAAGTAATACTTGCAGCACGAGCCCGCAGAGCTTGAATAGAAAGAACAGCGCCTTTAGGCGTTACAAACTGGTCCGCAGTTAGTTGGCCAGTCCGAAAGAGGTTAGCCTTATCTTCTCCACCAAGCATCTTAGATTGAACTGCCAAGGATTGTCGCTTGAGCCAATCGCCGAAAGACTCACGCTTAGGGGAGACCCCGTTAACCTTGGACTCATCAAGCTTCTTGACTGCTGTCTTCTTGATACGAGCGGAGTCAGTCGCAGCGAGTTCTTCCTTGCTCTTTAGAACAGGAACCAAGCTGGAACGACAACGCCAGTGCAAGGGTGGCATAAACCGTTTGTCGGTTATGTCATAGACCTTGCCGTTGTGATGGGTACAGATTGGGCTTGTCCGGCTATCCAAGATAGCAGTAAACATGTAACCCTTAATAACATCCTTGTTATCTTGAATTACCTTGTTCAGCGCTGCTGTTTGTGTAGCAGTGATAGCTGTTCGGGTAATTGAAGAGGCTTGATGCTCAGTAAGTTTTGTTGTCTTTAGAACGTCAGAGATAATAGCTTTGGGGGGACGCCCTTCGGCAAGCCCGGCTTTTACCTTAGACTGAATACGCACAAGCTCACCAGAAGAGATGTTCTTGATATTACCAGAAAGAGAGGGGGTACCCTTCATGCCCGGCCCAGTAATCTCCGCAAGGAGTTCTTTTGTACGTGGTTTATTTACTTTATAGAAAGACTTTACTTCTTTATAGAGATTGTCTGTATGAAAGTCAATCTGAGAAGTTGAGAACT